CCGCGACCGCGACCGCGACCCCGACCACGACCGCGACCGCGACCCCGACCACGACCGCGACCGATATTTTTGCTTTAAACCGCGCATCACTTTACAACGCCAAATGCTTCAATGGCAGCAGTCGAAATATAAAGATCATTCGGCAGCGTCTGTGCGTCTTTCCACGCCTTATCAGTAAATGCGCCAGTTTCATAAACAATGGCTGGATCGGACAATTTCACGCAAGTCACGTTCACGCCAACCAGCTTTCCAGTGTAAATGTAATTCATGCAAAAAAGCGTGATCCGTTGGCCCATAAGGGCCTCAAGACCTTCGCCGTCTTTCGTTTCAACAAGAACTTTCATTGTCATTTTCCTTTAGATTAATGGTTTATTTCACTTTACGCAGTTTAGATTGCTCAATAACGCCCGTGCTATGTTTAAACGGCCAGCCATCAGACGGCGCGGGGCTGGGATGAGTGTAACGCTGCGCCCATACTAAGCTAATGTAATCGTCCAATGTGCGCCCCTCTGCCAATTCGGCCAAAGCTGCGCGGGCTGTTGATTCGTGCTGCATAATGTTTCTCCTATCGGATAAAGAGCAAGACAAGATAAGCAACGGCAAGCCAGAAGGCGATCAATCCTAAGCAACCGCCTAATATTGTGCGATCAAACTTCATCGGACTTCTCCATTGTAGCTAATGGGCGCGGGCGGCATATGTGGCAATCGTACCACAGCCGGTCAGCCGCATCCCACCGGGCCGTTGCGCCATTGGGCAGCATGGTACCGCACCGGCAGCGGATAGCGTAAGGGACGGGCTTGAGCTTATTCATACACGCCCCGTCTTTTCCGGGCTGGAAATATAAGATTCGTGTTCGATCTCCCATTCCCGATAACGCTCATGTTCTTCCAGCGCATCCATGACCTGCCTGCTTGCATCAATCCATGCGCTGTTAGGGTGCAGGAAATACACGCCGCAATCGTTTAAACTGAATGCGTCATATTCGATGCTCTCCAGCAATTCAGCCAGTGTGTTGAACCATGCCGCCTCGCCGTCAGGATGGGTGACGATGTACATCATAGTGCCCCCACAATGGCGGCAATGATGTGTACTGCAATCCATAGCGCGGCGATAAGACCGCCCAGCAGTGCGGCTCCAAGGACCGCGTGAGCGGCGTGGTATAAAATACGCGGGGCAGGCGGCGGCGGTTCATAGCAAGGCATGGCGGTGATCCTTTCGCTTGGGTTAAAAGCAGCTATCGCATGAGCAATGGGCATGGCCGCCGGACTGGCATCTGTCCGATGCATCGTGGCTGGGATGCCATTCTTCATTTTGCGCCCGCATCCTGTCGCAAAAGCGGCAATCGCCTATCGGGGCCTGATGGCGGCGTTCGCCTGGCTTACTAGGCACGGGGGCGGTGATGTTCATTAGGCCGCCTCCATCACTGTGAAGCTGTCATTGAACTGGCTATGCGGCATGACGCGAACATACACGTTACCACGTTCGCCACCGCCGCCTATCCACTGACCATGCCATTGCAGCTTTGTCGCCAGCGCCATAGCAGCGGCCTTGTGGTTTTCTTCCGTGCTGAGTGCAGGGTCATAAGAAATTGTGACCTTTGAGCGGCCATAGCTAGAACGCGCAATGATGCGCGAACCGCGTGTGTTTGAGGGGCCTTTGTATTCAGTCTCAATGTATTGCATTGGATTTGTCCTTTGTGTGTTGCTTGGCGATTGTGAGACTAGGGCAAGATTAGGGGCGATGCAAGGGGGAGGTTAGCCCCCTGCCCGTCATATTAGGCAGCTTCCCTGGCTTGTTCCGCCGCATGGGCGGCTTGGGCGCGGGCTTCCCGTTCATCGGGCGAAAGCACAGCAAAAGACGGGTCCCAAGCTGGCGATTCCGTGCTGCTATTCTGGCGAAGCGGCATAATGATCCCGTAAACCCCCTGGTGGGAATTGAACGTCACGGGCGCGGGCTCGTCGCCATTGTGATGGACATGGAAGTACCCAAGATCCAGCGCCTTGGCGAATTTCGCCATGGTGCCTGTATAATTGCCGTCATATTGGCCTGGCTTGCCGTCAACAGTCTGAGGCATAATCCGGCGATAGTCCGGGAATGTCCCGTCAATAGGCGCGGCCATGCCCGTGATCGTGCCGGTGAAGGCAAGCATGGTGCCATTGTCCGGCCCCTGCAGGATGGTCATGCTGGCATAGTTTGTATACTTGACCGGCTTGGCGCTTTTAATGAAATCGGACGGGATAATGTAAGAGCCGGTGAGAGTGTTAGGCTCCGCGCAATCTTCACGCCGCGACAGCAAAATATGCCCGTTTGTTGCGGTATATGTTACTGTTTTTTCAGTGATTTCCACAAAAACCCCACAAAGGTAGTATCGGGTTTGTTCCGTGCTAGCGGCGAGATTGATAGCCTTAATGGTGGCAATGTTAATTTCAGCTTGCATGTTACATTCTCCAGGTTAGGTGCTGGTTCCGGCATTATTGCCGCATAAGCCCCCCGGCTAAGAGGGGCTTAGACTGCACTAGGCGGCTTTGCGAGCCTGGTTTTCGGCCATCGCCGCAAGGTACAGGCGGCAAAGATGACCTATTTCATCAACGCTGGCGCTGACATTATCGTAATACCCGTCACAAGTTTCGCTCCAAACGCCGTCGCAATCTTCTGGCATAAGCTCAATGGCCGCGTGTAGTTTCCAGCGTTTCGATAATCCGGCCATGCCGTGCAGCGCCTTGTAATAGGCGGCATATGCCGGGTTTTCGGCTAATGCGCGGGCTTGATTTGCCGCCGCTTTGGCAAAGGCCCCTTGCGGCGTAAAGTTAGGCTTAACTTTGCCGGAAACTTTCCATCCAAAACCTATGTTTTTCAGTACCGTGCCATCGCTCATATAGCGTTTGGCGCTTGTGAGCTTATTTACCGTGCCTACTTCCGTGCGACCATATGCAGAGAGTTTTGCCATTGTGGCGGTGTCCTTTATTAGCTTGGCGTTTCGGGCATTAACCTTCCCGTATAAACCCCCGCCGGATTAGGGCAGGGGCTTAGGCTGGAGGGCTTAGGACAACGACGCGACTATTTTCGGGCCTGACCAACGGGTTGCTTGCCCATTAACTAGAGTATTGCCGTCGATCACAAAGCCAAGCGCGGCAAAAGATTGTTTCGCCTCTTCATGCGCTTCGATGCTGCGGCGCACAGCAACAACATTACCGTGCCGGTCTAAAATCGTGTATTCGTCCGCACCTATCATTTGCTTGTTTCCTTTGCTGCTTGGCAGTGTAAACAGATAGATTATTTGCGCGTGGCGCAATACCATTGAATGCCTGTCTATTGGGAAAATGGCGGAATATCATGCGGCAGCCTGTCGCATGTGGTAGCGGGATACCGCATTTGAGTATCGGAAAAGTCTGCCTCCCTCCACGCATGGCCGGGGGTCTGCGATATTGATTTGTTCTGCATGCGTTCTAATTCTGGACATTGTCTTTTACGCAATGTCCGGGTGCAATGCAGCATTTACCTCTAAAAAAACCAGCTTTGTCCGGCTTTGTCCGGCTTTGTCCAGCATCGAAAACTTTGCCGGACAGACAGCCACACAGTATACTTATACTGTGGCTGGCCGGGTGGCTGGCTGGCTGGCTGGCTGTTTGGGGTTAGGGATGGGGTCAGGCCCCAAGCATGGATCGCCCCGGCATGGGATCGCCCCGCGCCAGGCGACAAGCTGGCCCGGCATGGCCCCGGCCCGGCAGGGCAGGCGGTCATACCATCGCCCCGCCCCTAGCCGCCTGCCTCATGGCCTAGCACGGCGCTAGGCTGGCGGTCATACCATGCCACCGCCCCATGCCGCACGGCCCGCTAGGATTGCACACCGGCTGGCATGGTAAACATTCGATGTTGGCGCTGGAAACTTTCTTCGACGGGGTGGGGTCGATATAGACATAGGCCCTCCCCACAAATTGGCCTGCCCTAGCCGGTCTTGCTCAAATCCCAAAATTTGCCGGGAAATCCAAAATCAGTCCTTGCGCTAGGCACACAAATATGCCTGCAGATTGACTACAGGCTCAAATCCGCCCATATTTGGCTATATTTCACCTAAATCTGGTGCAAAATGCCTTCCACATCTGACAAACAGCGTCGTTTCATGGCTGCGGCGGCCCATAGCCCCGAATTTGCCAAGAAAGCTGGCATTCCGGTTAAAGTTGCCAAGGAATACAACGCGGCGGACAAGGGGCCTAAGCTGGCCCGCGCGATGAAGAACATGAAGCGGGACGACACATGACGCGCTTTACGAAGAATAACACGGCTAGTCGGGGTCGCGGTCGGCCCAAGGGGTCGAAGGACAAGTCCACAAAGAAAGCCAAGGAGATGATTGCCAGCTTTGTTGATGGCAATGCGGAGCGGCTGAACCAGTGGCTTGAGGAAGTTTATGAGCAGGACGGCCCCAGGGCTGCGTTTAACTGCTTTTCGGATCTGATTGAGTACCATGTGCCGAAATTGGCTCGCAATGAAGTAACCGGTCCTGATGAGGGTCCAGTGGAACTCGTGATTTCGTGGCAAGACAAGAAGTAGGCGGGCATGGCGGACAAAGACGCACAGAAACTGGCTAAAATTCTGGCGTCTGTCCGGCCCCTGCAGCGTCCCACGCTGCCTACGGACGTAAACCCTGAAAGCAGGCTGACGCCAGAGCAATTGAACGGCTTGCAGTACAGCCGGGATAAATATGCTGACGGCACCTACATGGTTGACGCGCCGCATAGCCAGTACAATCCGGGCGACGAGCCTGCTATTACTAGCTTTATGGGCGCTATTGACCGCGTTCCAGCGCCGCTAAAGGACGCTGGGCAGTACGTCAATTACCCAACATTTTGGGACGGCGCAGTTGTTGATCCAAACAAGGCCCTGACTAACGCTTTGGCGTATGAAGCGCATACTGGCAAGAAATTTGCCCGCTATCCCACGCCGCAGGCTGCAGAATGGGGCGAAATGAAGGTTGTTCACCCAATTATGGATGCTGATGCTCAGAAGGTATTGGCAACCACAGAAGCACAAAAACGTCTGAGAAATGCGAAATAATGGCTGTAAAGGCTGTCAGCATTGAGTATTCGCCTCGCGATGCGTTCATGCCATTTCACAACCGCACGCAGCGGTGGGCTTGCCTTGTGGCGCATCGCCGGGCGGGCAAGACGGTTGCAGCGGTCAATGACATCATACGGGCGGCGGTCACTTGCAAGTCGCCCAACCCGCTTTTTGGCTACATAGCGCCGTACCGCAGTCAGGCCAAGAGCGTGGCTTGGGATTATCTCAAGCGTTTTAGCAAGCCAATCGCGAAGGCGGCCAATGAAGCGGAATTGCAGATTGATCTGGTCACAGGCGCACGAATTCGGCTTTTCGGCGCTGATAACGCTGATGCTATGCGCGGCTTGGGCTTTGACGGCATTTTTATGGACGAGTACGGCGATTTTCGTCCTAGCGTTTGGGGTCATGTCATTCGTCCTACGCTGTCTGACAAGCAGGGCTGGGCCGTGTTTGGCGGCACTCCGAAGGGCAAGAACCAGTTTTGGGACATTTATCAGACTGCCAAGCTAAGTCCGAAGGATTGGTTCCTTTTGAGGCTGACGGCGACTGACAGCCAGATATTGCCGCAGTCGGAATTGGATGCGGTTAAGTCCCAGATCACGCCTGACCAGTATATGCAGGAATATGAGTGCAGCTTTGAGGCGGCGATCCTCGGCGCATTCTACGGTGTTGAGATGCGCGAAGCGGCAGACCAGGGCCGCATCAGCGAAGTGCCTTATGACCCGGCTTTGCCGACATATACGGCGTGGGACTTGGGCTTTCGGGATGACACTGCAATCTGGTGGTATCAGGTAGCCCGCAATGAAATCCACGTTATCGATTATTACGCTGTTTCCGGCGCTAGTATTTCTGATATTGCTGAAGTTGTTGTCAATAAGCCTTACCATTATGGCAAGCACTACTTGCCGCATGATGCGCGAGCTAAAACTCTTGCTGCTCAAGGCAAGTCTGTTATTGAGCAGCTGGCTGAATTTCTTGGGTTAGCCAATATTGCCGTTGTGCCTGATCTTGGCGTTCAGGACGGCATCCAGGCTGTGCGTATGACGCTGCCCAAAGTCTGGTTTGACGAACTCAAGTGCAATGAGGGCATTGAGGCTCTTAGGCAGTATGAGCGCGAGTTTGACGAAGACAAAAAGGCATTCCGCGCGGCTCCCAAGCACAATTGGTGCTTTACCGGCGACACAAAGATATTGACACGTTACGGAACGTATCAGATGATGGACCTGCCGTATAGCGGAGAGGTTCTGACATCATGTGGCTGGAAGCAATACATCAATCCGCGTGTGACGCGGAAAAATGCCCGTCTTGTGGAAGTAACGTTCAAAGACGGTCTTTTGGTGAAATGTACGCCGGATCATACATTCAAAACGGAATTCGGTTGGACATCCGCCGAATCCCTAATGCCGGGTACAGTGATCCAATCTTCCTTGATCCCATCACGCAATATTTTGACGGCGGCCTATACCGCATTTGGGAAAGCGATAAATACTTTAAGCGCGGCGGCAAATACTTGCATCGAGATGTCTGGAAGGCTGCATTTGGGATTATCCCTGATGGGTGCCACATCCATCACAAAGATAGCAACCGCGCCAACAATCGACTCGAAAATCTTGAATGCTTACCTGCCGCAATACATCTTCGCGAAACGCTCAGGCTATGGCACAAGCGTCATGCAGAGCGGTCTAAAAGTTGGACCAAATGGAAGCGCGAACCAAAAGAATGCCTTGAATGCAAAAATCAATTTGACGCATTGGTTCGCAAATCTGGACATGCTCAAAAATATTGTTCATCCGCTTGCAAGGTTAAAGCGTACCGCGATAGAGGCGCTGACAAACAGGCGACTGCTCGTTATAGAGAGCGTCAAAAATCTAAATGAAACGTCTGACGTTTGGTGTTTGACTGTACCGGGCGCAGAAGAATTTTCGCTGTCTAACGGCGCGATAGTTCACAACTGCTCTCATCCGGCAGATGCATTCAGAATGTTGGCTATTGCATGGCGCGGAGAAGTTGCGCCGAAAGTTATGGCAAGCGAGCGCCCACTGATTGTGGGCAAAGGTAACACGGCCACATTGAATGATATGTGGGCATCACAGAAGACAAAGAGAAGGGCTAGACTATGAGCGGCGTTAATAATCCTTATAGGTATCAGTATGAGCATGTGGGCGTGTCACAGACTGCCCAGGTGCTTGGCGGGACGGGCGCGGTAGGCGACTACCTGCATCGCATCGTTTGCACTGTCAGCACGGCGGCGACGAGCCTTGTGCAGGTTGTTGATGGCAGCGGAGCGGGCGTTCTCACGCATACCGTTCTGCCCAATAACGTGGGCGGCGGTGTTGGCGTTTACAACATTGAACTCAATGCTGTGTCGGCTAATGGCGCGTGGAAGATCACGACCGGCGCTGGCGTTGAAGTCATGGCTGTCGGCATCTTCAGTGCGTAAGGCATACCAATGACCGCAGCTTGGACACGCAGCGAAGGCAAGAACCCCCAAGGCGGTTTAAACGCCAAGGGCCGTGCGTCTTATCATGCCCAGACTGGCGGGACATTGAAGCCGCCCGTCAAGTCTGGCGATAATCCGCGCCGCGCGTCATTTCTGGCTCGCATGGGCAATATGCCAGGGCCTATGGAAAAAAACGGCAAGCCTACCCGCCTCGCATTGGCGCTCAAGGCTTGGGGCGCGTCCAGCAAGGCAGATGCCAAGTCCAAGGCTGCCGCAATCTCTCATCGTAACAAGTAAGGAAACACCATGCCTATCGACCCACAGAGAATGGCTGCCATTCTGCAGCGCGTACAGTTGGCCCGTCAGGGCGGCGCTGGCGGCCCGCCTCCCAGCGGCCCAATGGGCGGCCCCCCGCCTGGAATGCCGCCGCAGGGCGCTCCGCAGGGCGTTCCCATGCAGATTCAGGGCGTCATGTCACCTATGCCGGGTGGTCCGCAGGGCGGCCCGCCTCCGGCTGCTCCGTTTGGTGGCCCCGGTGGTCCGCAGGGCTTGCCTCAGCGTCCCATGATGCCGCCTGGTGGAATGCCGCCGCGTTAATACGTTATTAAGGAATTAGACGATGGCCTTGGAAAAAGTCGATTCGACCGTCCAGAAGCTGCTGACTGGCATTCATGCGTACAACGCTGAATTCAAGAAGTGGGAAGCGCGTACTACAAAGATCATTCGCCGTTACCGGGATGACCAGAATACCGGCACCGGGATGACCAATGATGCCGCGCGGTTCAATATCCTCTGGTCCAACGTCCAGACACTAGTTCCGGCTGTGTATGCCCGTCTGCCCAAGGCCGATGTTTCCCGGCGCTTTGGCGATAATGACCCCGTTGGCCGCGTTGCGTCTTTGCTGATTGAGCGGGCGCTTGATTACGAAATTGAGCATTATCCTGATTTTCGTTCAGCCATGCGTCATTCAGTTGAGGATCGGTTCCTTGGCGGGCGCGGCGTGTCGTGGGTGCGCTATGACCCGCATATCAAACAACAGGACGTACCCGAAGATGGTTACCAAATCACCGAAGACATCGAAGAAGGCGAAGCCAAAGAAGAAGGCGGCGATGTCCACAATCAAACCGCTGGAAACGATGGCCCCCCTGAAGAAATTGACTACGAGTGCGCCCCCACAGATTACGTTCATTGGCGGGATTTTGGACATTCTTGTGCGCGTACTTGGGAAGAAGTAACCCAGGTCTGGCGCTGGGTTTATATGTCCAAGGAAGCCGTTGCGGAGCGGTTTGGCAAAAAGATTGCCAAGAAGATTCCGTTCAATAGCAGCCCGGACGGTCTGACCAAATACGGCCAGCGCGAAAAGCCCAATGACAAGGCCAAGATTTGCGAACTGTGGGACAAGGAAACCGGCAAGGTTTACTGGCTCATGGAAAACTGGGTCGATTTGCTGGATGAGCGCGACGACCCGCTTGGCCTTGAAGGCTTCTTTCCGTGCGCCAAGCCCCTGTTTGCCACGACAACGAGCGATAGCCTTGTTCCGGTGCCTGATTTCATTCTGTATCAGGATCAGGCCAATGAACTCGACATTCTGACTGACCGCATTGATGGTCTGGTCAAATCCCTGCGCGTCCGTGGTGTGTACGATGCTTCTCAGCCCGCACTGCAGCGTTTGTTGACGGAAGGGGACAACAATACGTTGATCCCCGTCGATAAATGGATGGCCTTCAGTGAGAAGGGTGGGTTGAAGGGGTCCATTGACCTTCTCCCCATTGAGACTTTGGCCTCCGCGCTTATCAATTGCTATCAGGCTCAATCCAACATCAAGGGGCAGATTTATGAAATCACGGGCATTTCAGACATTCTGCGCGGCGCTGGCGCGGCTTCTGAATCCGCCACGGCCCAACAGCTTAAAGGACAATATGCTGGCCTGCGACTGCGAGCTATGCAGGAGAGCGTTGCACTCTTTGCGAGCGAACTACTCCGACTGAAGGCGCAGATTATCTGCACCAAGTTCCAACCTGAAACTATCCTTCATCTAGCTGCGGCTGAACAAATGTCGCCTGCAGATCAGCAGATGATCCCGCAAGCCTTGCAACTGATAAAGGATAGCCCACTCCGTTCGTTCCGCATCCAAGTCGCTGCCGATAGCCTTGTTCAGCTTGACGAAAACCAGAACAAGCAGGACCGCGTTGAGTTTCTGACGGCGTTCAGCAACTTCCTGCGCGAAGCTGTCCCGGCTGGTCAGGCATCGCCGGAAATGGTGCCGATGCTTATGGACGTTATGAAGTTTGGCATTGGAGGGTTTAAACAGGCTCAGACCATTGAAGGGTCGATTGACGCTGCATTGCAGCAGATGGTTCAGGCCAGCGCCCAAAAGGCTCATAACCCGCAGCCCAGCCCTGAAATGATGAAGATTCAGGCTCAGCAGCAGACTGAACAGGCCAAGGTACAGGCTGATGTTCAGAGCCAGCAGGCTCGCGCCCAGGCTGACATGCAGATTGAGCAGATGAAAGCCCAGATGGAAGCGCAAATGGAAAGTCAGCGCCAACAGCATGAGGCCCAGCTTAAAATGCAGGAATTGGCCGCCAAGGAACAGTTTGACCGCTGGAAGACTGAACTTGAGGCTGCAACCAAGGTCATGGTCGCCCGCATTGCCGCCAATCCCGGCATGGATTTGCCCATGATCGAAGCTCAGCAGGCGGCCACACAGACCATTACCGAAGACTTGGGCCACAACGTCCGTCAGGCTATGGATCATATGGCCGAAGCCCATAACAACATGGCAAACATGCACGGCGAAGCCATGCAGAAGCTCCATGATGTCCTTCAGGCGGCCAGTGCGCCCAAGCGGATCGTGCGTGGTCCCGATGGTCGGGCCGTGGGTGTTGAACCTGTTCCGGCCATTCCGCAGGGGATTATGCAGTGATTACAACGACTAAGGGCGATATGGACGAAGCGTTGCTTGAAAGGCGCGAAGGCCAGTTTGAAGATGACAATGAACTAACAAAATGGGTGGAATACTGGGATGGCGATGAAATGGTTCATCGTTCGGTCCATGTGCATCTTAAAAAACCCATGATTTCTTTTTCTGAAATTGGAGGCTTTTCGTGAGCAATACTCAGGCAATGTGTACGTCCTTTAAGGGCGAAATTCTTTCGGGTATTCATGCACTTGGCACGACCGTTACGCGGGCCGGGACCGGGGCGGATACAATCAAGGCCGCGCTATACCTGGCTTCGGCCACTATTAGCGCTGCCACTACCGCCTACTCCGCTACGGGCGAAGTAACTGGTACGGGCTATTCGGCGGGCGGCGTTACTGTCACCAATGCCACGGCACCCACGACCAGCGGCACGACCGGCTATTGGACCCCTTCGGCCAGCATTACCTATACGACCGTCACGCTGACCACGGCCTTTGATTGCGTTTTGATTTACAATTCGACGCAGAGCAATAAGGCCATTTCGGCTCATACGTTTGGCTCGCAGACCGTGACCGCCGGGACGTTTACGCTGACCATGCCGACCAATGACGCAACTAATGCCCTTATTCGCATTGCCTAATGGCCGCGCAGGGTCCGTGGGACACAGGCACATGGGACACAGCCCTTTGGGATAGCCTCCCAATCACGGGCAATTCCGCTACGGGTTCGCCCGGCAGCGTCAGCGTAGGCGCAATTACCGTTGCCCTGACGGGCGCAGGAGCCACGGGGGCGGTCGGGACGGTTACCCCGTCTGATACTAAGGCCCTGACCGGAAACGCCGCCACGGGCGCTGTAGGGACCGCCAGCCCCGTCAATACGACAACGCTGACCGGCGCACAGGCCACGGGCGCGGTCGGAACTGTTTTAGAGACTGATGCAGACCTGCTAACTGGCAATGCCGCCACAGGCCAAGTCGGAAGCGTAGGGTTTGGCGGTGTCACGGTAGCCCTGACAGGGGTTGAAGCTACGGGTGCGGTTGGCAATGTTATTTATGTCCCTGCCCCAATCATCATTGTTGATGATACCCATGATGGTGATTACCACAAAAAGCTAAAAAAGCGGTTTGACGAGGAAAATCAAAGGCTTGCAAAAAAGCGCGAAGATATTATTGCCGCTTACGAACGTATTGTTGAGGGCAAGCCAGACCTTGCGGAAGAACTTACGGCTGGCTTTGAAGTAATCGACAAGCAAAAAGACAATAAAAATCAAGTATTCGGTCCAACAATTGATTTTGATAGATTTATCAAAGACTTGGATCGTGTTGAACGGCTTTGGAATGAATATTTAGAAATGGAAGATGAAGATTTGATGGTGCTTCTATGAGCAGATACCGCGCTGTATATGACCGCAAAGGCTTGCTGGCTGAGTATCAGGATGAAGAACTCACATGGGTTCGTGAAGAACTCGACAAGACTAGCAAAGCAAAGCACCAAATAATGCTTGACATTCAACCGTATAAGAGCATGGTTGACGGCAGTATGATTACTTCGCGTTCTCATCACAGGGAACATTTACGCCGTCATAACTGCTTTGAAGTCGGAAATGAGAAAATGGAGCCAAAGGTTCCAACCCCGATGTCAAAGGAAAAACGTAGGCAGATTCTGCGGGAACAGCTTTTTAATGTTACCGACAGGGAATGCGACAGAGTTTTAGATCAACTTAGGAGACGATGAACTTGGACACCCAAGATCAGATCATTCCAGAAGACGACAAGGGCATTGACCGTAAAGAACTGCTGGCCCAGCAATTTGACGACATGCAGGCTGACGAACAGCCAGAACCCAAAGAATCCAAGCCCCGCGCTTCCAACGGCAAATTTGTAGCCAAGGAAGAAGCCGAGCCTGACGAGGCCCCGGCGGTTGAAGAACCCGTCTGGAAGCGCCCGCCTTCCTCCTGGAAACCCGATTATCACGAAGTCTGGCAGAGTGCCGATCCCCGCCTGCAGGAATACGCCTATCAGCGCGAGCAGGAAATGCGGGCTGGCATTGAGCCGCTGCGGTCCAAAGCCCAGTTTGCCGACCAGATCAACGAGGCTATTCAGCCTTATATGACCACAATTCAGGGTCTTGGTATTGATGCCCCTCGCGCCATCAAGGCGCTCATGGAGGCAGACCACGCCCTTCGCTATAGCCCGCCAGAACAGAAACGGGCCTATCTTGCCAATCTGGCAAGTCAGTACGGAATTAATTTGGGTGAAGTCGATCCTTACTCACAGGTGGGACCGGTTGACCCAAATTATTATGCTCTCCAGAACGAATTAAACAGCGTTCGCGGCGAGATTATAAGTTTCAAACAGCAGCAGGAACAGGCTGAAAACCAATCTCTGCTGGGTGAAATCAATAATTTTGCGACCAAGGCAGAGTATTTTGAAGAAGCGCGTCCGACCATGATTCAGCTCCTACAGAGCGGCGTGGCGGGTACGTTAGAAGAAGCCTATGAAAAGGCTATTCGCCTTAACGATGATCTTTTCCAGCAGACCCAGCAACGCTCACAGGCAGAAGCTGCGGCTCAAAAAGCATCATCGGCCAATCGGGCTGCGAAAGCGGCTAAGGCGGCAGCGGTTAGCGTCAAAAGTTCCACACCCGGCACCAAGACTACGACCAAAGCGCAAGATAGACGCTCTATGCTGCTCGAACAATTCGACAGTGTGAACGAGCGTTTTTGATAAACTGATGAAAGGACTACCCAATGGCTTTCGCCAATAGTTCGATCAGTGACATCATTGCGACCAATATTCAGAGCCGCAGCGGTGAACTGGCCGACAACGTGACTAACAACAATGCCCTCCTTCGTCGTCTGAAGGACCGGGGCAACGTGAAGACCTTCAGCGGCGGTAACGTCATTCTGCAGGAAATCATGTACAATGACAGCACCACGAACAACACCAACAGCTATTCTGGCTATGAAGTGCTGAACGTGTCGCAGAACAGCCCCATTTCGGCTGCTCAGTTCTCCATCACCCAGTACGCCTCGGCAATCACCATTTCCGGCCTGGAAATGATCCAGAACTCCGGTAAGGAAGCGATTATTGACCTGTTGGATGGCCGTATGAATGTTGCGGAAGCCCAGTTGGCTAACCGCATCGGCAGCGACATCTACCTGGACGGCACTGGCAACAGCGGCAAGAACATCACCGGCCTCGGCGCTGCTGTTCCTGACGCCCCGACCAGCGGAACGTATGGCGGCATCAACCGCGCTTCGTTCTCGTTCTGGCAGTCGGTTGCCTACTCTGGCGTGACCAACGGCGGCTCGGCTGTTACTGCCTCGAACATCCAGCAGTACATGGATGCTCTGGCCGTTCAGCTTATCCGTGGTACGGACAAGCCTGACCTGATCGTGGCCGACAACAACTACTATCGCCTGTATCTGCAGTCGTTGCAGTCCATCCAGCGCATCTCGGACTCCGGTTCGTCGATGGCTGGCGCTGGCTTTGCCTCGCTGAAGTATTACGGCGCTGGTATGGCGTCGGACGTTGTGCTTGACGGTGGTATCGGCAATGCCGCGACTGCCAACCATATGTGGTTCCTGAACACCAAGTACCTGATGTTCCGCCCGCATGTGGACCGCAACTTTGTTCCGATTGGCGGCGAGCGCCAGGCGGTTAACCAGGACGCTATCGTGAAGCTGATCGGCTGGGCGGGCAATCTGACCTGCTCCGGTTCGCAGTTCCAGGGTGTTCTGATTGCCTAAGAAGGAAATTCAACATGGCTTATTCATTTACTGAAAATCGCGCTGGTCTTCTCCAGATTGCGAATACTGACTCCGGCGTGACGATGGCGAATGGCACTTCTGCCATTCCCACGCCCCCGGCGACTCTCGGCATGGTTTGCCGCGCGTTTGACCCGACCTATGGCGAAGGCGAATTTATCCTCCTTGTTGGCGTTGCCAGCACGGTGGTTGGCTCGCTTGTCAGCTACAATGCCACGACCTACCAGACCGCCCTGTCGGCCAATACGGCCAATCAGGCGACCCCGGTGGCCGTTGCGATGTCGGCTTGCACTGCCGGTTTGTTTGGCTGGTATCAGATTGGCGGCCTCGCGGTTGTCAAGAAGACCGCCGTTGCCGTCAATGCCCAGGTTGCCGTTTACCAGTCTGCCACCACGGGCCGTATTATGCCCACGGCGGCTTCTGGCAAGCAGCTCCTCGGCGCTCGTTCGGCCAACCTTGCTACCGTTGCCTCGACTGTTTCGACCGTTGTTGTGTCGATCAATCGTCCGCATCTGCAGGGTCAGACCACCTAATGATCGTACCGTCCAACCTTGACGATACGATTCCCGTTGTGTGCAACACGGAGGATCACGAGATTTTCGGCAATATAACTGCTGCCGTTACTCGTGATCTTCCGTGGTTGCAGCTTTCTGAGCCACATGACGGGGTAGCTGTGATTGTGGGGGGCGGTCCTTCTATGAAGGCCCTGCTCCCCATGATTGCCGCCCATAAAGCCGCTGGTCAGGCCATTTTTGCTGTAAATGGCACTATTCCGTCTTTAGCTAGCGTCGATGTAACCCCTGACTATTTCGTGCTTCTGGACGCTAGGGCGCACAATCAGGGCTTTGTTCACCCCAATAAGGCTACCAAGTACCTCATCGCGTCCCAGTGTTCTACGGGCGTTTTTGAGGCTCTGGAAGGCCATGACGTTACCTTGTGGCATCCGGCCTATCCGGGCATTCAGGACTATATTGGGGACCGCGTTTGTGCTTTGATTGGCGGCGGCACCACCGTTGGCCTTCAGGCCATGAGCATCGCTTTTGCGATGGGTTATCGAAATATTCACCTTTATGGCTTTGATTCCAGCTATTCCAAGGCTGGCGAAGGTCATGCTTACGATCAGGCGGCCAATGCCGAAGACCCCCGCGAAGGTTATTGGGTAAACGGCAAGGAATATATCGCCGCCCCTTGGATGGCCCGTCAGGCTATGGAATTTCAGACCGCCGCCCAGCAACTTGCTGATGAGGATGCGGTCATTCATGTCCACGGCCATGGCCTTCTTCCCGCAATTGCGAAGGCCATGTCTGAGCCGCCGCCCGATCTGTCGGAAGTCCAAAAATATGAGGCTATGTGGCAGACCCCGCTTTACCGGGAAGTGGCTCCGGGCGAGATGTTTGCCGATCATTTTATCCAGATTGCCGATCCCAAACTGTCCGACGTTATCGTGGACTTTGGCTGCGGTACGGGCAGAGGCGGTAAAAAGATTGCCGATTTGACCCATTGCAAAGTGCAACTCGTTGATTTTGCTGATAATTGTCGGGATGAAGGCAATGATTTGCCCTTTACCGTAGCCGATCTGACCAAGCCCATCGGGATCAGCGGCAATATTGGCTATTGCACCGATGTCATGGAGCATATCCCGCCGGAGGATGTGCCTGATGTCATTAAAAATATTATGGATTGTGTCGATAGTTGCTATTTCAAAATAGCCCTATTTGACGATAGTATGGGAAAGCTGATCGGTCACCCGCTTCATCTATCCGTGTTTCCTAGCGTATGGTGGCAAGAAAAATTCTCTGCATATGACATTGAGTACGAGCATTCGGATAATGGCGCAGCCTGTCCATATGCTACGTTTTACGTTAAAAACCTGAAATAAAGGATTAAATCATGCCCATTCCCTCACGAATCCTCGCCTCTGGTAATTCTCCGCTGGCGACTACCTCCATTGCCGGTGATGGCGCGACTGGTCTGGTTGCTACCGGCACCACCCAGACCGACGCTCTGCAGCTTTCGGCTGTTTTTAACGCCATTACTACTTCTTCGGCTTCGACCGGCGTTAAGCTGCCCCCCTGCGAGGCTGGCGCGGTTGTGTATATCTACAATCTGAGCGGTCAGACTCTGCAGATTTACACCAAGGAAACCAGTGGCGTTACCTTAAACGCCGCCGTCCCCGGATCGACCGGCGTTGCCCTTGGCAATACCAAGACTGGAATCTGTTATGGCACTTCCGCCACCACCTGGGCTATTACTGCGGCTCTGTCTTCAACGTAAGGAGTAATTTATGCCTTTGGATAGTGATATTTCCAATGCCGATTCTCACCTGCATGTAGAGTTCTACATGTTCGATAAGGCTCCCTACAAGGATACGCCTTTCGTGAGAATCATGGTGCCTGGAGATAAGACTAACATCATTGAGCAGCCCGCCCGCGAACATCACAAGGAGCGGTTTATTCGTCAGTGGCTCCATTTCCAGTCCCAGAATAGTGATGGTCAGGTGATCGGCACCAAGCTGGAGCAGTGGAATCAGGACAAGCCTGAAGATTTCAATGAACACCAAATGGCTGAATTGCAGATTTTGAAGTTTCAGACCGTCGAGCAAGTCGCGACGGCCACGGACGCCCAGTTGCAGCGTATTGGCATGGGTGCCGCCGGTCTTCGCGAACGTGCCAGGACGTATCTGTTGCAACGGAATCAGTCCGAGAGCAGTTCTGAATTGGCTAAGACCCGAAGCGAGCTAGATGAGTTGAAGGCCCAGATGGCTATGCTCATGTCGCAGCGCAAGCCGGGGCGGCCACGCAAGGAAGATGTAGATGTCCAGTACGACGATGCTTCAGTTGGTGCAACAGGTCACCAATGAACTAGGCGTTCCAACACCGACAACGGTAGCGGGAAATACGAACCAAGACGTTACCCAGATTTTGGCGTTGATGAACGCTTCTGGGTACGAATTGTTGCGTAAAGCCGACTGGCGCGAACTGACCAAAACCTACAGCTTCTTTACGTCCTACACGACCACGACGGGTAATTATACCACTAGCGCATTGACCATCACCGGCATCCCGTCCACTGCCGGGTTGGACACGACTTACATGGTTGTCGGCACGGGCTTCCCGAATGCCACATTCATCACCAGCGTAGATTCCAGCACTCAGGTCACAATTTCTAACTATTCGACCAGCGCCGTGACAGGCGGGACGATATATTTTCAGAAGGTCAAATACGCCCTTCCTAGCGATTATGACAGCATTGTGCCGCGTACTCAGTGGGACAAAAGCAAGCATTGGGAAATGCTCGGCCCCGAAAGCGCCCAGCAATGGGAATGGCTTCTCAGCGGCTTTATCAGCACTGGCCCGCGCATCCGCTGGCGTCTGTTGGGCAACTATTTCCAGATTTGGCCGGGTAACTCGACCAATGAAAACCTTGGCTTTGAGTACCGCAGCAAGGGATGGGCGCTGTCTGCCGCTGGCGTAGTGCAGAACAGCTTTACGGCTGACAACGACACTTGCATATATCCTGACCGCCTTATGGTGCTATCAACCAAGCTGAAATATTTCCAAGCCAAGGGCTTTGATACGACGGCCATTTACCGCGATTACCTAACTGAATTTGAGACTTCTGTGGCGCAGGATACGTCGGCGGCCAATCTATCGTTCGCCCCGCGTCCTGGTACTGTGCTGATCGGCTGGGATAACATACCGGATACCGGATATGGGAATTAGCCCTGGCTCCATGATCCAGCGTAATGCGGCTAAGGTTCAGTCGCTGCCCGCCCCGTTGGGCGGTTGGAACGCGCGTGACAGCCTTGCCAATATGGACCCGGCTGACGCCGTTACTATGGTCAATATGTTCCCTACCGTCAGCAATTTGACCATGCGCGGCGGCTATACCAAACACGCCACGGGACTGAACGGCAAAGTTCAGACCATCATGGTCTATAATTACGGCAACAATTCCAAAATGTTTGCCGCCACAAGCACAGGTTATATTTACGACGTTACGGCGGCGGGCGCAGTGGGAGCAGCCAAAGTTTCTGGCCTGACCAATGGCATTTGGGAATATATCAACATAACCACCGCTGGCGGCAGTTATTTGATGGCTGTTAACGGCGCAGACAAGCCTTTGCTTTATGACGGTGCCACTTGGACTTCGATTGACGGCGCTTCCACTCCGGCCATTACAGGCGTTACCACTACCAAGCTATGCAATATTACTTTGTTCAAGAACCGCATTTGGTTCATTGAGCAGTATACCCTAAAGGCTTGGTATCTGCCTACTAGCTCCATTGGCGGCGTGGCTCAATACATTGACATGAGCGCCATTTGCCGCTTTGGCGGCCATTTGGTCGATCTAGATACATGGACGATTGATGCCGGATATGGCGTTGATGACAATCTGACGTTCATTACCAGCACGGGCGAAACTATCGTTTATCGCGGCACTGACCCTGCCAGCGCAGCCACATGGTCGCTTATTGGTGTCTGGAAGTTAGGCTCCCCAATCGGAACGCGAGCCATGCTCAAATGGGCTGGCGATCTGCTGATCCTGACATATGACGGCCTAATGCCTATGGCCGCGTCCCTGCAGTCTAGTCGCCTGGACCCGCGTGTTGCCCTGTCCGACAAAATTCAGGGCGCTATTACTCAAGCGACAACTCAATACGGCGGCGACCATGCGGCTGTTGGGTGGCAAATTACATATACGGCCAAGTATAACGCGGTTTGGATCAATATTCCCGTTGGGGACGGTCAGCAGCAGCAATATGTGATGAATACCATCACAAAGTCATGGTGCCAGTTTACCGGCTGGGCGTCCTATTGCTGGGAAATTTACAACGATGACCCGTATTTTGGATCAGATGGCTATGTTGCCCATGCTTGGGACGATAATTATGCGGATGATGTAAGCAATATCACCACGCAGACGCTCCAGGCGTTTGACTACTTTGGCGAGCGGGGCGTTAAGAAGTATTTCACCCGCGCCCGGCCCAGCATCTTTAGCAATGGCGATCCGACCATTAGCGTGGGCATGAATATCGACTTTGATACGTCTGATACCACGGCTCCAGTAACATTTACTGGCTCGGCTTATGGCGTTTGGGATGCTGTTACAAGTACATGGGATGTTGCCATTTGGGGTGCCGATTTGGGCATTCAAAACACTTGGCTTGGTATTACGGGCATTGGCTATTGCGGCGGTCTTCAGATGAAAACCGCCAGCAGTGGCATTCAGATTCAATGGGCATCAACTGACGTGGTGTATCAGAGCGGATGGGCAGGCGTATAGTTTCCGGTCCAGAAGTGGGCCATTGGGTAGCAGATAAAATGAACGGTTCGTTTAGCAACGCGACGGGAACGGCAATCGGCCTTGAAAGGGACGGAAGCCTTATTGCTGGCGTGATGTATGAAAACTGGAACAAGCGGTCTATTACCGCCCATATGGCTATCACAGGCCAGCTTACGCGGTCATTCCTTGGTGCAATCTTCCGCTATGCTTTTGAGAAGTGCGGCGTTCATAAGGTCATTCTGCCCATTAGCAGCGGCAATGCCAAAAGCAGCAAATTTGCTCAAAAGCTAGGGTTTACCGAAGAAGCCCGCATTCGTGATGCAGCCCTGGATGGGGACATTGTAATTTTCAGCCTCGTTAAAAACGAGTGCAAATATCTTGGTAAGGAGTACGCATAATGGGTAAACCCAGTCCGCCCCCAGCACCAGATTACGCCGCCGCCGCAACAGCGCAGGGCGTTGCCAACCTGAAGGCTGGTCAGCAGACCGCTGTTCTAAATAACCCTAATGTCATTAGCCCGTATGGCAATCAAACGGTTACGTTTAATCCGTCTAAAACAGTAGATCAGGCTGGTTATGACCGGGCTATGCAGAATTATCAAAATCAGCAAGGCCAGACCGATGAATATGGAAATTCTATGGGCGGATCAGCCCCGGATATTTCCCAGTATACCACTACTGGCGATATGCAGCCTACTGTTACCCAGACCCTGACGCCAGAAGCCCAAGCCACGCTAACTGCCCAGCAAGCCACACAGCGTAGGCTTGCCGATCTTGGCACACAGGCGGCTGATACAGCGTCAAACGTCATGGGGACGCCATTTAATTACAATGGCCCCCAAATCCAGACTTCTTTGGGCCAGAATATGCCGGTCAATTATGGCCCCGCTATGGGCCAGTACGGCACGGCTGGCGGCATAAATGCTGGTCAATACGGCAATCTCAAAAGCAGTGCGGATATGTCTGGCGTCGCTGCCATGCCGGTTAATGCGGGCATGACAGGCCAGCAGGCGATCATGAACCGCCTTCAGCCCCAGCTTGCTCAGCAGTCTGCGGCTACTGCCCAGCAGCTTGCCAATCAGGGCATCACGCCGGGGTCTGAGGCGTGGAATAACGCCATGCGCGAACAGCAGCAGGGCCAGAATGACCTTCTCAGTCAGGCCGCTTTGCAGGGCATTGGCCTTGACATGAGCGCCAACCAGCAGGGCTACGGTCAGGCTATGGGTCAGGCGGGGCTATACAACACGGCTATGGGTCAGGGATATAGTCAGGGTCTAGGCGCTCAAGACCAAGCTAACGCCGCTATGGCTCAGAACTACGGTCAGGCCGGTACTTCGGCTGGGCTGTATAATCAAGCCGCTGCCCAACAGTTTAACCAGAACCTTGGTGCGGCCCAGTTTGGCAATACCGCTACGCAGCAAGCTTACCAGCAACAGCTTGCCCAGTATAATCAGCCTCTTAACCAGATTGCCGCGCTTATGGGCGGCTCGCAGATACAGGCCCCGCAGTTCCAGCAGTACAGCGGCGGCGGTCAGATTGGCGCGGCCCCTGTGGCTCAGGCGGCAACCAATCAAGGCAATTACCAGACGGCGGCGTATAATGCCCAGATGGGGGCGCTTGGCGGGCTGTATAGCGGGCTTGGAAGCATTGGGGGCGGCGCGTTAGCAAAATATTCTGACATTCGCCTCAAATCCAATATTGTCAAAGTTGGCGATCACCCCAAGGGCTTTGGCATCTACGAGTATGATATATTTGGCCGCCGTGAGCGTGGCGTCATGGCGCAAGAAGTTGAAAAGATCATTCCTGAAGCTGTTCTGGAACACCCGAATGGCTACAAGATGGTCAACTACGGAGCATTGTGATGGCATATATTGACGACATCGGAAGCGCCCCCGGACAGGCTTATGATTGGGCTAAGAGGCAGTTTATCAGCCTGACTAAGCCCAACGAGGACGACGGCGATTATACCACGCGCTCGGCTGCCATTGCCCGCCAACAGAAGCTGGCTGAAGCCCTGTCCCAGATGGGCAATCAGGAGCAGGCCGTTTATACGGCTGGCGGCATTACCGCGCCTATGTCCCCAATGGGGGCGCTGGCTCGCGGGCTGAGTAGCTTCGGCGGGTCTTATCTGGCTGGCAAGGCTGCGGGTGATGAGGCGGCGGCGAAGAAGGCTGCAAAGACTGAAGCGGTTACTGCCCTTGAATCGCTTTATAAGCTGCCTGATACGACTGGCCTTGTTATGTCTGCCGCAGATACGGGCGAAACTAAAATGCCTATTACTGCGCCTGCATTTACAATTCCCGGTAGTAATATTCCAAATGCTGCTGTTACGGGTTATGGCATGATGCCAAATGCACCTCGTACCGAAGTTGGCACAATACCTGGCGCAGATCGTCCATATGCTGAACAGCAGAAAATGCTTAATCAGTGGGCTTTGAGCGATAACCCCAATCTCGCTGCCCTTGCGCCTGTTCTTGCGGCGCAACTTAAGCCTGAATACAAAGAGGTCGGTGCTGGCGGGCTTGCTCGTATAAACCCCAATGGAACAGTTTCTTCTGTAGTTGGTCCAAAACCAACAAAAGAATTTAGGCAATTGACACCGCAAGAAGTAGCTCAAAGCGGCCTTCCTAAAGGTACGCTTGCAGTAATCGGATCTGATGGAAATTTAGAAGTTAAATATAATCCTACTGCTAACGCTATTTCTGAAAGCATGTTAGGTATTGCTCAAGCAAATTTGGCACTAAATCAAAAAAGACAAAATGGGCAATTTGGTCTTAACGATCAAGAAAATGATGCTTTGTTTGGTCCTAATGGAGCAGTGGCTCGCGGACTCGTTAATCCAGATAGGATTAATTCGAGAACGGCGCATATTCTTGCTAAAGCTGCCATGGCAAATCCAGATTTGAACATGGTGAACGCCGCTGGCGTAGCGGCCATGATGAAAAATCCTACATTTCAAAATAAAGCTATGGTTGCTGATACGCTTCCTGCAATTATTGAAAATGTTAAAGAAGCCGGACAAAAAGTTGATTTTAGCAATGTAGCTTTTGTTGGAAAGCTGCAAGCATTTACCAAAGGTCAGCTTAACGATCCTGATTTTATTAGTTACATGGCTCAAAGAAATGACGCAATTCAAGCAATTACAAATGTTATGCGCGGCGTCGGCATGAGCGACAAATCAATTGAATTGGAACTTAAAGCAGCCCCTGAGACAATGTCTCCAAAAGCATTTGAAGCATGGGCGCAATCACAAAATGCTATGCTTGCGCCTCGTTTGCATAAATACCAAGGAATTATATTGAATACAAATGCTCCGGGCGGTCAAAATACTGCTATGCCTCAAAATAATAAACCCGTATCCGGAACTCCAGAATACGTTCGTGGTGCCGATGGCAAGTTAAAGCTAAAGGGGACGTAATGACTAAGCCAATTATAGTTGAAGGCAAGACTGTTCTTGTCCCCGACGACGCAACACCAGAAGAAATGTTGCAGATAGCCAATGAACATGCTGCGCCAGTTAAGGCTGCGCCTGCTGCAAAACCGCAAGGCGAGCCTAGCATATTCAATAACCCATTTTTGACTGGCGTAAAAGAAGCAGCAGAACCTATGGGGTCTTTTGTTGGTGGCATAGGCGATGTAATGGGCGCGGGGATGCGAGCTATGGGAATACCCACTCGCGATACATCAAAGCCATTGCCTCGTAATGTCACTGTTCCGGGGCAATTTTTGACGCCAGGGACCGTTGCAGAAGATAGTTATAAACCTACAACGGCTGGAGGCCGATACATTGAAACTTTGGGTCAATTCGCGCCAACGGTGGGACTTGGCCCTGCTGGAGCGGCTGGAAAAATCATCTCTGTTGCGCTACCAGCAATTGCTTCTCAAACAGGACGAGAACTTTTCAGGGGAACATCAGCAGAACCATATGCTGGAGCTGTTGGTGCGCTTATTGGTGGTCTTCCTGTTGGCGCTGTTAGTAGGGGTGCGAAATCATTAGCTAACGCACTAGAAATGGGTGCGCCTGTTGTTTCCAAAACAACAGTTGATGAAATTGCGCCCACTATTGAAGATATTCATAATACTGCAACTACAAATTACAATGCTTTGCGTGATCCAGAAAAAAACCCGATCATTAAAACTGACAAATTAAAAGAGTTAAAAACTCAAATTAGAGATGTTTTGGCGGAAAATTCTTTTAGTTCAGCTAATCATCCGCAAACTGCAAGGCTTTGGAAAACCGTACAAGGTCTTCCGCAGGGAAAAGCAATCGAAGTCGATCCTGCGCTTCAAGATGAAATTGAAAGCATTTTTGGTCCTGGAACTGCTACGCCAGAAGAAAAAATCCCTGCTATCAATGGATCAACTTTGCGAGGTTTGGAAACTGTTAGACAGCAAGCTGTAAATGCTGGCCGAGATTTTCGCAGCGGCGATGGCTTTTTGGCTAATAAAGTCAAAGGCGTAATTTCAAAATTTATGTCTGATCTTGACCCACAAACGGATATTATTGGAACAGAGGCCACGGGTCCAATTTCTGAGGGTGCCACTAATATTCCGGGGTTAGCTAATCTTCAAGAAGCTCGCAGCGCCTGGTCAACAATGAAAAAGGCGCAAACCATTCAAAGCATTATTGATAATGCTGATATACGGGGCGCTGCCAATTATACCCAAGCAGGAAGCGATACTGCGCTCCGTCGCGGATTTGCCAATTTGGCAACAAACTCAAAGAAAATGGCTCAATTTTCTCCGGAAGAACAAGATGCCATCATAAAGGTCGCCAAGGGCGGGCCCATGACCAATATTCTGCGCGGCATTGGTAAGTTTGCTATTCGTGGGCCTGTATCTGGATTTGCTACTCATGCGGTAGGAAGCGTTCTTGGGCCGCTTGGCCCATATGTTCTTGCGGGCGCGGCTGAAGCCGCAAAAGCGGGCGGAGCCAGCGGTACAGAAAATAGCATAAATCAATTAAATGCTTTGGTTAGAGGTGGCCCGGAATCTTTGACGCGATTGAAGGATTTGAAGAAAAATCTTCTTGTTGAAGGTCTTAAAAATTATCTTCCTGCCTCAATGGGCGCAGCCGGTTTGATAGGCCAGCAACAATGACCCGCCTTGCATCAGGATTTGTGCTTCTTTCGCCATGCGGCCATCCGTATGCGGGCGCACGGCTTGCAGTATTTCCTGATTTCCTTGCCGTTTTTGATCTCGACAACGACATTCTCAGGCGTCCGTTCATGGCCGTATTTGCAGAGCGGCTTGTTCTTGCGTTTATACGCGCTGGTAAGGCCGCCCAAGAAAAGGCCGCTGTAGTCCTGCTGGGAGTCGGGCGACAGCACCCGTTCCGGGGGCCAGCCAAGCTTGTGGCGTCCCAGCACGGTGCTGTAGCTGATGCCAGACTTTTCGGACCACTGCATCAGGCTCATGGTAAGCCCTTCATGGGTCATATAGATGTTGCGGGCGGTATTGTTGGCTTGCTCTTTCCTAGTCGCCCAGTGGCAGTTCTCAGGGCTGTAGGGGCCGTTATTATCCGCGCGTTCAAGGGTGTATTTGTCCGGCGGGTGGCCCAAATCGGCCAAGAAGGCGTTAAAGTCGTCCCAAGCTGGGCAAACTTTGATGCCCCTGCCGCCGTAGCGGTCATAATGGGCGGCTTTAGGGTTATTGCAACGATTCTTCATTGCAACCCAAATATGATAAATTCTAGAATAGGACAGTCCGTGTCTTTTTGTCATGAGCCTGTTATAACATATCGCAAGGAGTTGTCAAATGGCCTATAACGGAAGTGGCACGTTCAACATAACCACGGCAGGCCAGCCAGTCGTCACTGGCACGGTCATATCATCCACAGCGTTTAACGCGCTCACGGCGGACTTGGCTACGGGCTTGTCCACGGCAATCACGAAGGACGGGCAGACCACGACCACGGCCCGCATCCTGTTCGCGCAGGGTATTAGCTCCACGCTGGTCACGGATGCTACGTCAGCCACGACAGGCTCGATCATCACGGCGGGCGGTATATCCACGCAAAAGGCGCTGTGGGTGGGGACGACCAGCAGGCTTGTGGGCAATGTACAGGCTGATGGTTTGCTCGGCATTGGCATGACGCCGAGCAACATTCTGGATATTACGCAGAACCAGAACGCTGGCTCATTTATAAAACTGTTAAATAATAACGCAAGCACAGCCGCCAATTCTCAATTGAGATTGTCCAACGGGACAAATTCAGCCGATTTGTTGATGCTTGGAACAGGATACACAACTAGCGGAATGTTCCAGCAAGGCGGTGCAATGCTGAGGTGTGATGGCCCCGGTGGCCTTACTATTGTGACGCAGGCGGTCCAGCCAATTTACTTTGGCATCAACAGCAGCGAAGTCGCCCGCTTCGACACCAGCGGCAGACTGCTTTTAAACACAACGGCTACACTCTCAATCGACAGGAACGAAGCCGCATTTCCGGGCAGCACGGCCAATGGGTTTGGCTTTAACGACACAACCGCCACTACGGGCTCCAACTTCCTTGTGTTTAGGTCTAACGGCACGGCTATCGGAACAATATCCAATAACGCTAACACGGGCGTTTTGTATAACGTCACGTCCGATAAGGAACTGAAAGACTTCGTTAGCGTCCACGACAACGGCGACACCCTAGACCGCATTGAGTGGAACGACTTTACTTGGAAGTCACACCCGGATAACGGCATTAAAGTCGGTGCGTTCGCGCAGGACATTTACAAAATTCTGCCGGATGTTGTTACGCCCGGAAGGGGTACGGTTGGCGAGGAAGATTTCATTCCTTGGCAGGTCGATTATACCGGCCTAGTCCCCTATCTCGGCGCTGAAGTTAAATCGCTACGCGCTCGCGTTGCCACACTCGAAGCCCGCTTAACCGCACTGGAGACTAAATAATGCAACTCGACCTTACCATCGACCAGATCAACGTCATCATGTCCGCGCTGGGCAATGCCCCGTTTATACAGGTCGAAGGCATCATCAACGAAATCCGCAAGCAGGTTCAGCCGCAGCTTGCTCCACAGGAAGCCCCGCCGACATGAGCAACCTTTTGAGCGAGGCGGAAATGAACGCCATTGCCGAACGCGCGGCAGACCGGGCAATTGAAAAGGTCTATGAGCAGATCGGCAAATCCGTTGCTCAGAAGGTATATTGGTTCATTGGCGTGGTCGTGGTGGGGATGCTGTTCCTGCTGGCCGGACATGGGATAACAAAGTCATGATTGAAGACCTAGTCGCGCGTGTATTCGCGCTCAGAAACGCCGTCCATCTAGCTCACTGGGCGTCCAAGTCTTATTCGGAGCATAAGGCGCTTGGTAAGTTCTATGAAGCCCTGATTGACGGCATCGACGGCATCATTGAGGCTTATCAGGGCTATTATGGCCTGATTGGCGAGGTGCGGACGATCCAGATGCCCAAGACGGATATTACAGCCAAGATTCACAGCGAACTGGCCTATCTGGTCAATAACCGGGACAAGATTTGCCAGAAGAACCCCATGCTGCTCAATTTGTTCGATGGGTTCACTGCTGAATACTCGACTACCCTGTATAAGCTCGTCAACTTGAAGTAGGAGAATACAATGTTTGCAGGCAAAAAGACGTATATCACTGCCGCTGTTGCCGTTATTACCGCTGTGGCGGGCTATCTGACGGGCGAGGCTACTGTCGCCCAGACCGCCCAGCTGGTGTTTTCGGCTCTGTTCGCGGCGTTTATTCGCAACGGCATCTCGGCCTGATGTTGGCCTTTCTGGCCCCGTTCTTTCAGCTTCTGAGCGGCCTTATGGGCTATTTTCGGGATAAAAAGCTGACGGACGGGGCGGTGGCTGAAGCTAGGGTCGAATCATTACAGGCGCAATTGCATGAAATACGGCAGGCAAATCAGGCTAGGGATGCTGTGCGGGCTGCTGCTACCGCTGATCCAGGCGTGTTGCGGTCCCCAGACCCCGATAGCCGGGACTGACTTTTGTGCAGTTGCGAAGGTTATTCAGTTTTCCCGGCTGCATGACACGCTAGAGACAATTGAGGCCGTAAAAGAGCATAATGCGGTCTATCACACGCTTTGCCCGAAGGCCCCATGAACTCGACTTTTGAATATGCCATGCGCCTCTTGCTTCGCCATGAGGGCGGTTTTGTCCATCATCCCCAAGACCCCGGCGGGATGACCAATCTAGGCGTCACCAAGGCCGTCTGGGACGCCCACACGGGCAAGGATGCGTCTGAGGCGGATATGAGGGCCTTGACGCCGGAAGCCGTCCAGCCGGTCTATAAAGCCCGCTATTGGGACGCTATCCACGGGGACGCCCTGCCGCACGGGGTGGACTATTGCCTGTTCGACTGCGCGGTCAATTCTGGCCCCGGCAGGGCTATCAAGCTGGCCCAGTATGTCCTGCACCAGAAGGTTGACGGCAGCCTTGGCCCCAAGACTCTGGCGGCCATCCATGAGGCCGATCCTGTCGAGTTTATTGAGGATTACAGCCAGCGCCGTTTGGACTTCCTCAAATCCCTGCCTACTTGGGCGACTTTCGGCGGTGGCTGGAGTAGGCGGGTGGGCGAGGTTGAGATCGAGGCGAAAAGAATAGCATATTTCCAGACCTAAAAAGCAAGGAATCTTATGGCTAATCCCGGTACACCAGACGAAGAATTGCTGCATTGCCTTAAAATATACGAGCGTTTCAACGGAAATCAGGTCCAAGCCGGTAACTTCCTTGGCCTTGAAAGGCGTACCCTAGCCAAGCGCATTGTGACGGCCAAAAGCAGGATTGCAGACGGTACGCTGCGCCGCGATAAGCCCTTTACCGTCGAACACACTGAAGACGGCCAAGCTACAGCCGCAGACCTTTTGGAGCGCCGCAAGAGGGACTTTGAGCGTACCAAGCGGGCCAAGAACGGTAAAAAGCTGATAGGCGTCAACGTGCATATGGACGGCCCTATCGGGATTGTTCATTTTGGCGACCCCCATGTTGACGATGACGGTACCGATATTGGCCTGATTGAAGACCACGTTAAGATCGTCAATAAAACCGAAGGGCTTTTTGGGGCCAATTTGGGCGACATCCAGAACAATTGGATTGGCCGTCTTGCCCGCCTTTATGGCGAACAATCAACGTCGCATTCTGATGCCTGGGTGCTGACTGAATGGTTGGTTAGCTCGGTCAACTGGCTGTACCTGGTGGCTGGCAACCATGATTGCTGGTCTGGCGTGGGCGACCCTCTGAAGTGGATAGCCAAGCAATCGGGCAACAATATTGAATATCATGGCTGCCGGTTAAACCTTAATTTTCCCAATAAAAAGGAAGTCCGCATTAATGCCCGCCATGATTTTGGCGGCCATAGCATGTGGAACCCGGCACATGGCCCCATGAAGGCCGTGCAAGGCGGCTGGCGCGATCACATCCTAACTTGCGGCCATAAGCATGTATCTTTCATGGCTGGCCCCCTGAAAGATCCGGCGTCTGGGTTGCTTTCTTGGACTATACGCTGCGCGGGCTACAAAACATATGACCGCTATGCAGAGGAAAATGGGCTTCCTGACCAGAATGCCTTTGCGGCCTGTGTGACCATCATTGACCCGCAATACGCTGATGATGACCCGCGCTTGATAACTGTCATCCCAGACGTTCAAGAAGGCGCTGAATTTTTAAAGTTTAAACGGCGCAAAAGATGAGTTCTATTTTAGTTGGCTTGGTGGCAGTAATTTACGCGGCTGTGGCATTGAACCAGCTAAGTCAGAAGAACTATGCCGACTGCATAATTTGGACTGGGTATGTACTTGCAAACATTGGGTTTATTTGGAAATACTCCCAATGACACTAAAATTGCACCCAGAAATGATTGCTGCTGGGTACGATTACCTCTGTCAAACAGAGCCATTTTGTTATTGGAAATTGCCTGAATCAGATGAAATAGGGTTTTCCGTAGTCCGCGACCCTAAAATGTTTGCTGATTTTTTGGTCCAAAATGGAACGCCCGTGATCCGGGTTAGCGCCGCTAGAAATGGCCATACAGACACACTTATGGCAACTATAGCACATGAAATGATACATTTATACCAAGAACTTACCGGCGACAGGGAAACGCACGGGCCGCGTTTCAAGAAAATGGCCGCTAAGGTTTGCAAGGCCCACGGCTTTGATCCCGCCGCGTTTTAAGAATTGGCTCTCTTGGGGGCATATAGCAAATCTTGGAATGATCCGCGCAATAAGGCGGTATTCCGTCTTGCAACCGACCACAAAATAACATTTCTTCTTTGTTGTCAATAGGATAGCGGCAATGCTCATCCTTTAATTGCATCATGGTGACCAGTTGCATATCTGCCACAGGCACGGCTTTGGGCGGCGTGAGCGGGACAATCTTGGTCTGGATGGGCTTGCGCTTGGCGGGCTTGGGCGGCTTGGGCGTATATACGGACTTTTTGTATTTGATAGGCGTGGACGAGGCCGGTGACTTCTGCAAGTTTAAACGCCGCGCCTTGCCAATGGCCGCGTTCTTGCTGATGTGCATTTTCTGGCCGATGATCGTGTAGCTGATCCCTGTGGCGACCAGCTCGGTCAGCCTGGCAATGGCTTTATCGTCCCAAATCACGAATAGCTCCGCGTCTGGACAATCTTAACCGTGTCCATATCAATTTCCATGTTCAGCAATTCATCGACAATCGCCATAGCAAAGTTGAATGCCCCAGGCTCTGTGTCGTCATATTCCACGTCAAAATCTATGGAAACGCGGATGGTTTTCATGTCTGCGACCCATACTTGGCAATCAGGGCCGCGTCAGACCGACCATCGTCCTTCTTGCGCTGGAATAGCTCCGCGCTGGCCGGGAATAGCTGCATAGCCCGCTCCCGGCTGCCGTCCTTGCCGTCCCTGACGCCCATAGCCTTCTGCCAAGCCTGTGGCGTGACTAGCGTGGTTGGTATGTCGAACGCCGCCAGGACGCCCTCTATGATGCCCGCAGAGCGTCCAAAGCTAAAAACTGACGACACGCCCTGACCGGCCATTGCGTTGACCTTCTCTAGGAATGCCGCCTCAACATGGCGTTTAACCACTATGGCCGCGACTAGCTGGGCGCTGACTTCCCGCTTTTCCTTGCGGTTTCGCATGACTGTGACTGTAGGCATGTCCTCGACGGCTATCATGCCGGTCTTGGTGTCGAGGAACGCCAACGCGCCTGACAAGCCGGGGTCTATGCCTAAAATAATCACACCGGCTCCTTATTTAATCAATCCAGCCGTCGCCTTGGCACCAATGCCAGAGCCTATGACGGAACACAGCTAACAACAGCCCGCGCAAGGTGTCGTGTTCGTACCAGTAATCACCAATTACTAACTTCACGCCACGCTCCTTTATTTCTCATCAGGTTTCGTAGAACATTCCAGCGCGGCGTCGATCATGGCTTGCCAAACCGTCTTGCTGTCAAAATAATCAAGGTATCCGCCGATGCTGCCCATGTGTTCAACCTTTGCGTTTTCCATCTCCTCCGTAGGCTCCCGCATGGCGGCAATGGCGGCGCGGGCCATTTTATTGACCTGCGTCTTTTGGAACGTGTTCAGCAAATCAAAATCTTGATGCGAAAACCCTTCGACCTTAAGCGATGCGTAAACGGCTCGCTCTACTTGTTCGATCATGTCCATTACTTTTCCTCCAGCGCGGCGTCGATCATGGCGCGGTACACGTTGCAACACAAAAATCCGGTCTGCCGTTTATCATAAACCGCAACAGTGCCTTTTTCGGCCATGCTTTCCGTAGGTTCCCGCATGGCTTTGATGACGGCTATGGCAAAGACCCGCGCGTGAAATTCATTGATTATGCCTTCGCGCTCTTTGGCAAGAATGGCCTGTGTCGCCCGCTCAATCATATCGCTCATTTCGCTGCCTCATGTCCCAATACCAGGTTAAGCAACTTCTCAGGCCAGATACGCGCCATAGCCGCACGGCTCATGCCCCGGCTTGCATTGTACTGGATTAGCTCAACTGATTTGGCATGATGATTCAGATATAGCGTATCCTCATTGCGGGCTTGCCGTTCCAAGATCAGGGCGTGTAACGCGCTCTCGCGCTGGCTGACTAGCATGTGGTGCCTAAAAGGGTATGTCGTCATTTAAATCATCCGTCGAAATTTCAGGCCCCAAATCAACAGCGGCCTTCTTCTTGCGTCCACGCCTGACAACTTCCTTGCTGGGCGTATGAGCAGGGCCGTTCTTGAATGTCTCGCCCGTGCTTTCAACAAAATACTCAACGAAATTCGTACCGCCGTCAACGGGCGTTCCATGCACAAGCGCCGGAATGAATATATGGCTCCCGCAGCCTTTGCGCTGATCCTCAACCGACAGGTCTTTGTCGTACTCATGGCAATGCCATTTGCCGTTAACCGTGGGCGTGGAATGGCAGCATGTCCGGCAATTGGCCTCGGCTGGCTCTGCCTGGTGGCATAGCTTGTACATATCGCACATCTTGCACAGCCAGTTGGCTGGGTCTTGGCTGATCTTGTCGGCAGGCTCAGGGCGTTTAACCGTGCGCTGCGCCTTATGCAGCAAGTCGCCGTAAGCCTGCTTATCGAAATGCACCCATTCGGTGTAAAGGTCGTCCGTGTCCTTGTTCACGCAGATATACATAGCCCGGTCCAGCTTCATCATGCCCATGTAGGTCTGCATCTGGGCGTAATGCTGGGGCTTATCGGCTTGTACGCCCTTGGCCTTCAAGCTGGTAAATGCCTTGTTGTTGGCGGTCTTTATCTCCAGTACGGCCCACGACTTCGGCGCTTCAGGGAAGCCCAAACCCACGCCGTCAAGGCTCCCGCCAAAGTGGCCGGTACTATCACGGCAAGTGATTTGCTTACCGCCGTCCTCAGTGTGCAGTTCAACACCGATTGCACGAAGTTCCTCATAAACACGCGCCTCCTCGCGCTTGCCAGTATTGAACAACCGAAGGACGCGCCCCTCAAAATGAGGGGACGCAGCCCAGCGGAATGTTAGCCAAAGAAAACGGTCACAGTGATGCCCGATCAATGACGCACCAAGATGCTCGCGGTGGCCTTCTTGTTTGCTTTCGTACCACTCGTAAATTTTGCGGGCCGTGGTGTGCATGGATTCGGGCAGTGGGGGCATTATTTACGCTCCCAGGGCTTTTTGCCGGAAGTCACGGCAACGGCAGGGCGCGGGGCCTTGGACGCTGACGTATATCCCATGATCTTGTTGCGGGTCGGATCGCGGCGGTCAATGTCTAGCGACATGACAAAAGGCACGTCATGCAACTGCTCGCTGGCTTCCAGCTTGTCGATGTTGCAAGCCGCCTTGATGCCGTTAAGCTGGCTGCGAGCAATCTCCTCGGCCACCTTGTTGGCATTCACGACATTCAGGCGTTCCCAGATGCGGCGGCCAGAATGAGCGCCGTCGATGACCTGAATGGTAAGCTCCAGGTATTCGCCAGTCCCGGCCTTGGTAATCTTCATCTGGCTGTCGGTAATCATGGCATTGTAGTCACCGGGCGGCAGCGGTTCAAAGCTGGTGCGCTTGGGGGCTTCGTAGGTCGAAACGTCAAAATCAAATACAGGCATTAGTCTTCTCCTTGGTTAGCTGATGGCTTCTGCAAATGCGTCCCACGACAACGGGATGCTCTCAGGCATGTTATAGCGGTTCTTCGCCATGTAAGCGGGGCGCTCGCTGGTAAACAACAACCGCTCGCCCGTCGAGATGCCGCGATTGTTGGTCTGGTTGAAGCCCACATCGTCCTTCTTAACGATGGTCTTGTAATTGGCGAACAGGACAGCATCGGCCCACTCACGGACAACAGCATTGCTGCGTTCCTGTAGCTTGGGCTGGTAGCGGTCATAAGGTTCGACTTCAGGGCTATCAAAGCGTTTAATCGTTGTGTGCGCGATCAGGATGATCGCCATGCCCTTGTCATTACGCAAGGCGTTCAGCCCGTCCAGTATCTCGCGCCATTTCTCGGCAGCGATAAGACTGCCCTTGCCGTAAGCCAAATCCTTGGCATCGTATTTCTGCTCAATCTCGCGCTGGATGATAGCCTCAAGCCAGTCCAGACTGTCGATCACCACAGTCTCGAATGCGTGGTTCTCTTTGTAAAGCGTGGAAATGGCATCCATCACATCCTGAAACGATGTCGCCAGCGGGAAGTGATTCACATTCAGCGAGCCAAGGCCGTCTTCAGTCAAGATATAGATGGGATTAGGCGCACCAGCACCAAATGTTGATTTGCCGATACCTTCAACGCCGTATACCATGATGCGGGGCGCGGCCATTGCATCGTTCTTGCGAATGCTTTTCAGATCGAAAGCCATTATTCAGTCTCCTCAATGGTAACGCTTGTTTTCATGGGTTTAACGGTAATTGCCTGTGCCAGACGCTTCCACAAATCCGGGCGATTGGCCCGAATGAACTTGAGCGCCGCCTCGTCAGCCTTGGTTTCTGTCTTGACGGGCTTCTGACCTTCCGGCCAATTGGTAGTTAATTCCAATAACTTGTCCAAGTCGGCCTTGTAGGACAGCTTGCCCGTAGTTGTCAGTTTATAGCCGTTCGTCAATGTCCGGCTAGACGATCCTTCTTCCTTGGCTGGGGACAAGGACAGAATCTTGTCTTCAATCCGCAGGCGTTCAGCATTAGCCTGCTTTTCGGCATCCTTGACGATCAGCCAACGCTCGGCCAAATGTTCCAGTTCTGCTTCTGTGTTTGATGTCATGGCGGTTCTCCAAATCACTCCGCTAGGCGTATCACCCCCTTTGCGGTAGCTGCAAGATGTTTTTTTATGAAAATGTATCTTGCACAAGATTAACAGCCGTGCATATTAGGCGAATCACTACCTAAAGGGATTTTTTATGGCACACATTAAAGGCCGTTGTGAACCGGCCTATTCCATTGTCCGCCGCCTTGGCGGCGTAACGCCCACAGCCAAAATCCTCGGAATCGGTCCTAGCTCAGTCAGCCGCTGGTTAGTTGAAGACGGTACAGCCGGTAAAATCCCCCAAACCCATTGGACAGCCCTTATAGCCCACGCCAAGAAGCGCAAAATCAAGATCAGCCTGGAAGACCTTTTCGGCATTTAAGGGGCTATTATGAAAAACTCTGAGTTCCTGTCTGCCGTCTATGGCAGGCTGCGGGACGATTACGGCTGGACTACATCATTCGCAAGCGATCCCGGCGAGGCCGCACCCACAGTCTGGACGGGCAGCTCATGGGCCGGGACGCAAGCCCAAAAGACGGTCATCGACCAGCGCGGCGAGGATAATAATTATTACTCGGTCGGGGTCATGTATGCCCGCGAAGGCGACAAGCGCCGGTCCAAGGAATGCTTTGGCCGTCTTGCCGTCCTGCTGGCTGACGATTTATCACCTGACGGTTTAAACGACCTTATAGGCGGTTATTCCTATGCCTTGGAGACATCAAAGGCGAACTACCAAGTCGGAATCCTGCTAGACCCTGCCGATCCTGATACTCGCAATTTGCTTCTCATAGATGCCGTCCTTCATGCTATGGGCGCGAGCGGCTATGTAAAGGCCGATAGCAGCGGCAATAATCCTGTCCGCTATGCCCGGTTGCCGGTCGGCACCAATACAAAGCGCCGGGAAACGGGCCTGTGGGCCACACGGCTGCTATTCTGCGATTTAAGCGAGGTTTACAGCCTTGCCGATGCCGTCGCCACATTCGGGCTGGACCTGGACGCTCTCAAGCGCGGCCTAGCTGCACCCAAGCCCAAGCCCGAAGGCACGGGCGATGCCGTCGAGCTATTCAAGGCCATCATTAATCCCAATCTTGAAGAACGGTCATATCACGATCCGCTTATGAAGCTGTCGGCCAGCCTGGTCGCCAGCGGCCTCAAGACGGGGGCTACGGTAAACGTCCTGCGCTCCATTATGCTGGCCTCCAAGCCAGAAGAAGAAGGCCCGGAGCTAGACCGCTGGCGCGAGCGGTTTGGGCCTGAATTGGTCCGCATGGTGCAGGGGGCGGAAAAGTACACGCCCAAGCCAGAAGAACCGCTTAATGTTGCCGGGTATTGGAAAACCATCCCGCAGCTTGGCGAAAGCACCAAGAATATCAAATGGTTAGTCAAAAACCTGATCCCGGCTGACAGCATGGGCATGATCTTTGGCGCATCCGGCACGTTTAAATCATTCCTTGCCCTCGACCTTGGCCTGTCTGTCGCCAATGGCAAAGCCTGGACTAATCGCAAGACCGACTTTGGGGCCGTGGGATACATGGCCGCTGAAGGTGGCGCGGGCATATATAAGCGCATCGTCGCGTGGCAAAATAACATTCCACCGCCGGACAATTTCCACGTTTGCACGGTGCCGTTGCTGCTATCAGCCAAAGATGAAGTTGCTGCGCTGCGGCAATCCATTATTAACCTGCCCGAAATACCCAAGCTGATCGTCATTGACACATTGAGCCAGACCTTTGCCGGGGACGAAAACAGCTCCAGCGACATCGCCAGTTATCTCCGCATGATAAACAGCGAGATACGCGAGCCATTCGGGGCAACTGTCCTGGTCATCCATCACAGCGGCCATAGCGCCAGCGAGCGGCCCCGTGGTTCGAGCGCCATCACGGCAAACGTGGACTTCCTGCTCGGCTGCTTTCGCTCGGACCCTGAAGCCCTGAACGCCCGCCTTGAAGTCACAAAGCAAAAGGACGGCGACAAGGTTAAGGGCCTTTACTTCGATCTTGAACGCCGGGTTATAGGCAAAGACGAGGAAAACGAGGAAATTAGTTCGCTTGTGGCTGTTTACCATGATGCTGTTGCGTCGATCCGCACGAACGCGATGGGTAGCAAGTATGATGTCCTGATATTGAAAATGCTCAAAGAGGCCAAGGGCGGCCAGGTGCTGGAAGAAGCCATGCGTCAAGCGGCCATGTCCATCAGCGGCGGGAGTCGGGACAATGCCTCGCGCGGTATCAGGCGTTCATTGAAAGAATTGAAGGCGGCCTTGCGTATCCGCGAGGGCATCACAGGGACATGGATGCTGGAAGAATAAGGTGCCCCCCGGACACTGCCAAGCAATCCGGGGGGCCGCGCATAGCCCAAAAGGAATAAGGGCAGCGCGTTTAGTCTGTAATGATTTCAGATAGCAAGGCGATATATCCCGCGATGTCCTGCAGGCTGTCAAGGTGATGCGGGCTAGCTTTCAAGCGGGACAGCTTTAAATCCACCATACACATAGCGACTTGAGCGGGCGTGACTTTATGGCCTAACGTGGCGCTCCAGCGGGCCGCTGTATCGCCAAGATTAGCGCGGGCATCGCCATACACTTCGCCACGCTCGCGCACGATCAAGGCGACCTGGGATAGGAAATCGGCGGCTTTCATATTGCCGA